ATGTCTGGCGATGATGCGCCGATTCAGAACCCGCTGTTCAACCTTGGGCACGATTTATTGTCAGAGTTCGCTGAGGCGGACCTGATGCGCCGGGACAAGGAATTGCGTTGGCTGGAAGACCTGCGGCAGTACAAGGGCATCTACGAGCCGGATGAAGAGGCGAAGATGCGTGGCTCGAAGGCGTTCATGCGCAAGACTCGCGTTAAGGTGGAGTCCGTGGATGCCAGGATGATGGACTTGCTGTTCCCGGCGAACCGCGAACGTAACTACGACATTGCTTCGACACCGAACCCGTCTGTGCCCGACGAGGTGCGCAAGGCGATTGTGAATGCGCTGATGATGCAGATGGGCCAGTACCCAGCCAGGCAGGACATTGACGCGGCTATCAAGGCACACGTCGATGAGGCGGCACTGAGAATGGCGGACAGGATCGACGACCAACTCACGGAGGCGCACTACCGGAACATCAGCCGGGAGGTGATGCACTCTGGACACTTGTACGGCACGGGCATCCTGAAAGGCCCGCAGGTTGAGCGACGGCAGCGCACGCGATTCGTCTGGGAGAACGGCCAGTACGTTCAGCGCACCGAGGTCTTTGCTGCGCCGTTCATCGCGCATGTGCCGGTCTGGCGGTGGTATCCGGATCAGACGGTGACCGATTTGCGCTATTGCCGGTATGTTTGGGAGCATCATCGCCTGGGCAGACCTTTGCTTGCTGAACTAGCCGAGCGCAAGAGCTTCGACGGCGCAAAAATCCGTGAGTACATCAACGCCAACGTGGACGGCGCAATCAAGGTGATGAACTACGAGCAGGAACTTCGCTCGATGAAGGACCGATCAACGTCCAACCTGATTGATACCAAGGCTGGGCAGTATGACGTTTACGAGCGCACGGGCTGGCTGTCTGGCGACAAGCTGCGGTCTTGTGGCATTGAAATCGCGGATGACAGGTTGCATGAGGCTCATTTTGCCAACCTGTGGATTCTGCCTGACGGCCAGGTGATCAAGGCAGTTCTGATGCCGGCTGACAGTGAACGCTACCCCTACCACCTGTATTACTTCGAGAAGGACGAGACGAGCATCTTTGGCGATGGCATTCCTGCCGTGATGCGCGACGACCAGAAGATGATCAATGCGGTGGGTAGGATGATCCTGGATAACGCGGCGATGACGGCAATTCCTCAGTTTGAGGTGTTTGTGCCGGCCTTCCCGGTGTCGGCGGACCTGCAAAGCATGTACCCCGGCAAGATTTGGCCTCGCGTGACGGGCGACTTTGGCGCACCCGCCATTCGGCAACTCAAGTTCGATTCCAATCTCAACCAGTTGTCGCCGATCTTCCAGATGTTCGACAACAATGCAGACGAGACGACGGCAATCCCGAAGTTTACCTATGGCGATAACCCGTCATCCGGTGCGGCGGCGACCATGGGCGGTCTGTCCATGTTGATGGCGCAAGCCAATATCGCACTGAAGGACATGGTGATCAGCTACGACGAGGGCGTGACCAAGCCGTTCATCGAGCAGTTGTATCACTGGAACATGAAGTATTCGAGCGACAACACGATCAAGGGCGACTTCGATGTGCATGCGCGTGGCGCTTCCTCGTTGGTGGCGAAGGAAGTTCGCGCAAACATGCTGTCGCAGTACGCCGCGACGATGCAGCCCGAGGAACGGATGTTCATCGACTGGGAGAAGCTATCCCGCCAGCGTGCCGAGTCGAGCGACCTTGGCGACATCCTGAAGACAAAAGAGCAGGTTGAGCAGGCAATGCAAGACCCGGCCATGGCGCAAGAGCAGCAAATGGCACAGATGCAGGCTCAGTTGACGCTGGCCATGCTGAAGGCCAAGACGGCAGAGCATGAGGCGCGGGCGAGCAAGACGCATGCGGATGCACTGTCTACCCGTGTCGAGGCGATCTATGCGGCCATGCAAGCAGCGGGTGTGGCGGCCAGCAACCCGAACATTGCGCCTGCCGGGGATGCAATCCTCAAGTCGTCGGGCTGGAAGGATGCGACTCCGGATGATCCGGGCAGCGGTGCCGAGCAAGCCGAGGGCGGTGCAAGTGTGCCGGAGCCTGGTTCACCCAACACGGGACGACGCGCCGGGATGCGCACTGAGGAATTGGGCTAAAAAAATGCTTGCACAAGATAAAAAACTCTGTATGCTTTCGCCCGTCGGGGTTATTGCCCCCAGAGAAAGCCGGCCTTCGAGTCGGCTTTTTGTTTTTCAGGACTGGAAATGACGCCCAATCTGGATGCGCGGCAAGCGCAGGATGAAGTTGAGTCGGCCTTGCGTGATTTGCGAGAGCTTGGCAGCAATGACCGGATGAAGGCCTGGATTGATGCGCTGATCGTGTCGTATCAGATTTACCTGTCCTCAACCTCGATTGAGAAGATGCCGGTGGCGCGCCATCGGATGAGCGTGCTTGTGGCTATGCGTGACGCGCTGGGTGATAAGGCACTCGGCACAGGATTTATTTTTGACTGACCCGGCTCCTTGCCGGTTGATTAACCCGCTTCTGGCGGGTTTTTTTGTTTTGGAGCCAGGAAAATGGTTAAGACCCGCGAAGATGACGAGTACAGCAAGGCCTTCAACGAAGGTGCGCCGGATGCTGACAAACTGACAGAAGGTGCAACCGAGACGCCCGCCGTGGCGGTGGTGATTGCACCGGACCCTGAAGCCGAGATGGCCGAGGCGATGGAAGGTGCTGAAGGTGGCGCTGAAGATATGCCGACCGAGGAAGCGCCTGTTGAAGATATGCCTGCCGAGGACATGCCTGCGGAAGAAGCGCCTGCCGAGGACATGCCGGCTGAAGATGCGGGTGAAGCCATGGCCGACATGCCGGATGAAGAGCTTTCGCCCGAGGATTTGCAGCGTAAGAAATCATGGGAAGGCCGCTTGCGTAAGCGCGAGGAAGAATTGGCTGCCCGTGAGGCTGCGCTGAGCGAGAAGCCTGAAGAGGCGCCTGTTGAGTCTGTTTCGACCGACGGTGAGGCGATCAGCCAGGTGCTGGCCCGTGCTACCGAGATTGCGCAGTCGCCCGAGTTTGATTCCATGGTGGCCAGTGCCGTCGAGGATTTTGGCGTGGACATCGTGGCCATGTTTGCCGCGATTGGCGCCAAGGTGGCTGGCAAGACCGAATCCGCCATTGTGGATGACTTCGGCAAGGCCGTGACCCACAAGATCGAAGGCGTGATTCAGGACATGAACAGCGCGTTCGGCATGATGCACACGGAAATGATCCGCACGGTGCTGGATGATGTGGAAGAAATCGCCAACAGCCCGGACTTCATGGCCTGGAAGGATGGTCTCGATGAGGCCGGCAAGGCTGAGGCCGAGCGTGTCGTGACTAGCGGAACCCCGTCGCAGGTGGTTCGCCTGCTGCGCAAGTACAAGTCTGACATGTCCAGCAAGGATCAGGCTCAATCGGATGACATGGACGCGAACATGGGTGTGCGTAGCGCATCGCCTGTGCGCATTCCTGCCCGTGCGGCTGCCGGCACTGAGGATGAATACCTCGCTGCCTGGAAAGCCCTGTAACTCTTTTTTCAACCCGCTTGCATGGCGGTTCCATGCACCGCAGTCAACGGTGATTGGCACGTTTTCATGATCGACCGCGCTAGTAGTTCTAGCAGGGACACGGGCATCGACCCGCCCCGCAGCTTGAGGAAGGCATACGGATCAGACCATTGGAGGCGCAGAGCGTTTTTTCTTCTTTGCACTTTGATGAGGTGACATTATGGCTACCATTTACGGTGATATTACGACCACACAAGCCGCGTACTCTGCTAAAACCCTGCTTGAGCGCGCAATTCCTTACCTGATTCTTGAGCAGATCGGCAATATGAAGCCGCTTCCTGCCAACAACACCAAGACCATCGACTTCCGTCGTCACAAGCTGCCGGTTCCCACCAGTGCATCCGGTTTTGTGCTGACCGAGGGCACCACCCCGAGCGATCAGGTCGCCGAGATGGAGTCTTACTCGCTGACCCTGCAACAGTATGGCGCCGTTCTGTCGCTGTCTGATGTGGTCATGGAGACGCACATTGATGACGTGCTGTCCGAGTACATGGGCATTCTGGGCGAGCATGCCGGCCAGACCATGGAACTGATGCGCTGGGAAGAGCTTCGCACGTCTGCTGGCGTCAATACCCTGCTGACCAACTCGGTTGCTACCGAGGCTGACGTTGCGACTGCGTTCGGCAAGTCCGAGATTCGCCGCGCAATCCGTTCCATCCGCGCCAACCACGGCAACCCGATTGCCCGTATGGTCAAGTCGGATGCACGTTATGGCACGCAGGCTGTCGAGCCGTCGTTTGTGGCTATCTGTCACACCGACCTCGAAGGCACCATTCGTGAGCAACTGGGCGCTGCATTTACCCCAGTGGCTGACTATGGTTCTGGCGCGACCGTGATGAAGGGCGAGTTCGGTAACTTCGAGAACGTCCGCTTCCTGTCGTCAAGCCTGCTTGGCAAGCGTGCCAATGCCGGTGGCCTGGCCGCTACGCACACCACCCTGCTGTCTGACGGTGGCACCAACGTCAACCTGTATGACGTGCTGGTGTTTGGTGCTGACGCCTGGTGTGGCGTGGCCCTGAAGGGCGAATTTGCCGTGCATCCTTCCATGGTGCGCGCCATTCCTTCGGATAGCGATCCGCTGGCCCAGCGTGCCAAGTGTGGTTACAAAACCATGCAAGGCGCCAAGGTTACCCAGCCTGCGCATATCAAGAAGATCGTCACGGGCAGCCTGAAGGCCTACTGATGACCGCTGGCGGGCCTGAAACATGGCTCGCCAACCCTTAATTCAAGGAGATTGATATGCCTATCGTTGCTTCTCAAGTGAATGCGCTGGAGCCTACCCGTGTTGCCACTGGCAAACACACGGACGACGCTGTATCCCCTGCGGCCATTACGGTGGACGTTGGTTTCAACCCGCGCTATGTGCAGTGCATCAACCTGACTACCCGCGTAACCCATGAATGGTTCAAGGGCATGACTTCTGGCCATGCGCTGATGACCGTGGCAGCCGGAACCCGCACGGCGGAAACGTCTGGCGGCATTTCTGTTGATGGCGATGTCATCACCATGCCGGCCCCTGCCCAGAACGATGTTGTGTACTGGACTGTTCGCTCCTAAGCGATCTGTCCGCTGAAACAGCCCTCTTCGGAGGGCTTTTTTATTTGTGGAGATGAAATGACTACCGAACAAACCGTTGAACTGGACCAACCCACGACAACGCGAGGTCGCAAGGCTGCTGCGGCAACCCCTGACGTTGCTCAGTACAACCCGAACGACAAGATCAACGTGATCATCCAACGCCCGCCTGGTGCGATGGACTCCCATATTTTTGTCGGCTTCAACGACACTGAAGGCCAGTACAAGTACGACGAAGTGGTTTCGCTGCCGCGTGCCGCCGTTGACTACCTGCGCCAGCAGAAAGTTGTGGTCTTCCGCCCGGATGAGAAGGGCAAACCTGTTCCTACCTACGCCAATGCGTACAGCATCATCGACGCCTGAGTGCGACAAGTGCGCCAACCGTGACAGCGCCTATGTGTTCAACGGCGCTCGTTACTTGGAGAAGGATGTGTGCCTGTACGACATGCACGCATTCCCGGCGGCCAAGCATTGCAACAAGTTCGAGCCTGCTGAGGCCGAGAAGGCTGATTGATGGCATCACGCGATCTGAAACATCTGCACCCCAAGCTGCAACCGTTGGCAACGGCCTTTCTGGCTGAAGCCAAGCGGCACGACATTGATGTGCTGGTGACGTGCACCTACCGCAGCAATGCCGAGCAGGCAATGTTGTACGCGAAGGGCCGCACGGCACCTGGCCCAAAGGTGACAAATGCCAAGCCTGGGCAGAGCAAGCACAACTTCACATTGGTCGATGGCACGCCTGCGTCTTTGGCGTTTGACGTGGTGCCGCTGGTGAATGGCAAGCCTGAATGGAAGGCTTCGCATCCGTCATGGGCGAAGCTGGGCATGATCGGGAAGCGTCTTGGCCTGGAATGGGCTGGAGACTGGACCCGTATGCGTGAGTTTCCGCATTTTCAGTTGAAGGGTTAGCCATGAAAGACAGGTGGAAGCACCGCCGCGCAATGGCGTGGGGCGCTTTTATCTGTGGAATGGCGTTCCCTTTTTTGGTTTTGTTTACCGAATCTGATCAATTGGGCGACATCGCGGCGTCCTTTTATGTGTTTGTCGCCGCCGTGGTTGGTGCGTACATCGGTTTTGCAACGGTGGATGACCGCTGGTCAGAGATATCGCGCCATGACAGGCATAGCTATGACCGGCATGGTTATCAGGAAGGGTGTTGAGATGATGGAAGCCATCAGTTTCATCGCATCAGGCGCCATTGCCATCGGCGGCATGATCGTCTTGTGGCTGGTTGGAACAGCGAAGTGATGGACTGGCCGTTAGCTATTGCTTTTGTGTTTGCCATCGCAGGGCTGACTGCGATAGCGGACCTTCTTATTTTTGGTGAGTGAAGGATGATCCCAGGTGTTCCGCCGTTTGCTCTCTATTTTATGGGTGCTATTGCTCTTGCCGCCTCTGCTGGTGGCCTTTGGTTGCACGGCTATGGGCGCGGCGCTGATGCTGTTCGTACAGAAGTCGATGCCGCTCGAACACAGCAAGTCGAAGCCGCGATGGCTCAGTTAAGCAAAGAGGTGGAACGTGGAAACGAACTCAGTACGAAACTTGAAGCGGCACAGCGAAAAGTCAGAAGCCTGGCTGCTGCGCGCAATGACAGTTTGGTTCGTCTTGTCGATTGCGGCACTGTCCCTGGTGCTTTTGTCCGGTTGCACGACGACGCAGCCGCCAGCCGTGTGTCCTCAGATGCCGAAGCCTCCGAGCAACTTGCTTGCACGGCCTCAACCGTTACAACCGCTCAAGCCGCAGGAATCATCGCCAGCAACTATGACACCTGCAACGCCCAAGCCGCACAGCTTGACGCGCTGATCGACTGGGTTGAGGGGAAGTGATGTGGAGCCGCCTGCCACAGATGACCATGCGGAACGAGTGCGCTTCTACTCGTTTCTGTACATGGAACTCAAGCACAGGCGGGAAACGATGGACTTGATCATGCAGGCGCATGACGCCACGGAACGCCGGATGCACATGCGCATGGATGAGATGCACAAGATGGTCGATGAAATGGACCGTCAGCTTCGCCATGCCGACACGCGCAACAAGACGCTGGTATCCGTGATTACGGTGGCCTGGATACTGTTTTCTGCCGGTTTTAGCTGGTTGTGGGAACGGGCCACAAACAATGTTGAGACGTACACGCTGCGCATTCAGGAGTTGAGCGACCAGTCGATCAAGGCGAATGCGGCAATGGCGAATTTGCAGGCTGATGTCACCAGTTTGAAGTCCATTCGCGGCCAGGTGGCAACGCTGCAAGAGGATGTAACCGCTTTGCAGGTGCGTAAATGAAGAGAATTGCGGCACTCATGTTGTTGGCGCTGACGCCGTTGATGACGATGGCCAGCCCGGTTTCGGTTGCGAACATTGCGCCAGACCAGCTTACCGTGTCTCGATCAACCGTTGTGTTGATGTACACCATGCGCGTGCGTTATTGGTCTGATGGCACACGGGTTTCCGTGTTCAACCTGCCGGCCAGCAACTATGCGCACAAGACGTTTATCCGTTCGGTGCTGGGTCTGTCGCCCATTACCTACCAGCAGCACGTTGACCGTCAGATCAATGCGGGCGTGGGCGGTAACTTCCATGTGGTGAACAGCATGGACGACATGCTGAACAAGGTAAGCACGACTCATGGCGCTGTTGGCTATGTGTCGAACGACTATTTGCTGATCAACCAAGGAGGCCTGCGTGCGCTCAAGATTGTTGATTAGTGCTCTGGCGCTGACGGCTGCGCCGGTCATGGCGGCAACCGTGGATGTAAGCGGATTCGCTTTCGGAACGTACATTTCTGACCACGAATGGCACGAAAACGAGGCGCGATTGGCCATCAACCTGGATGTGGCGCATGAAGGGTTTGAGTTGCGCAGCCAGGTAACCACGCAGGAGAACCAGCCGCGTCGATTGACGGTTGGTTATAGCGCAGCGGTAACCGATAGCACGTCCATGCGCGTGCAGGCGGGACGGTTTGTGCGCCTGGATGGCTTCTATAACAACGTGACGGATGCACCCTCTTCCTCCGGCATGTCGTTGTTGCCGCTTGGAAGCTACAGCCGACGCATGAATACCGGCACGTTCACGATCATGGATGGCGTGCAGGCGTGCGCAATGACGAACACGAAGCTGGGCGCATTGGAGTACGGAGTTCGAGTCGGCCAGGCCTTGATTGATGACGAAGGCAACCTCCAGCGCGAGGCCTTTGATCGTGTGGCCAGCCCGCACATCGTCAGCAAGCCGGCGCTGAATTATGACGCTTACAGCCGTCTTTATACGGCAAACGGCGCGTATTTGGTTACCTATAACCATTACGCCACGGATTTTCGCAATGCAACGGGCGGCGCGGCTGAAGACATGATGCTTTCCATGCTGGCGCAATCCGTTACATACGACACGATCAAGCTCGGCGTGCTGCGCAATATCGGCCCATGGGAGCTTTCTGGCGAGTTTCACCGTGGCTGGGTCTCGGTTGAAAACGGTGCTGGCACAGAAACATTCAGCAAGCGCGCTGACAGTTACTACGTCAAAGCCGCCTATGACCTGGCTGATGAATGGGTTGCCTACGGCATGCTGTCACGCGGCAAATCAAGCACCGGGACAAAGGCGCACAACAACACGATTGGACTGACCTGGGATAACGGCGACTGGATGGTGAACGCCGAGTATCACGTCGGCCAAGGAAACGGATGGGCGAAGTACGAATCGCCTGTTGAAGACTGGAACGCCTACGCAATCAGCATTGTGCGTCGATTCTGACGCGAAGAAGGAGTAACCCATGGCCACGGTCAAAGTTGTTGATCAGATCACACGGGCGCAGACCATCTTGCAGGACACAACCGGCGTGCGCTGGCCGGTTACCGAGTTGCAGAACTGGCTGAACGATGCGTACCGTGAAATCACGCAGATGCGGCCTGACGCCAACGCATCGACCGGGACATACACCTGCACCGCCGGGACCCGGCAAGTGCTGACCTCTGGATTTCCGAGTGCGCTGCGTTTGATGGACGTGGTTCGCAACATGGCGGCAAGCTCCAACAAGCGGGCGATTCGTCTGGTGGATCGGCACATCCTGGATGACCAGCGCCGTGGTTGGCACACCGAGGCCGAGACGGTGAACATCGAGCACTACATGTTCGATCCGCGTTTGCCCAAGGAATTTCTGGTTTACCCGCCTGCCTCGACTTCCGCGCAGTTGGAAGTGGTGTACGCCTCGGTGCCTACTGGACACACACTGTCCGAAGCCCAGCTTGCGAACCCGGCGACGAGCGAGGTGATTCGCATTGACGACAGCTACGCGAACGCGATTCTGGACTACATGTTGTACCGCGCTTACACCAAGGATGCCGAGTACGCCGCCAACGCGCAGCGTGCGGTCGGCCACTATCAAGCGATGCAGGCCAGCTTGGGCGTCAAGACCGGTTCTGACCAAGCCTCGCAGCCGGGAGCCGTCTGATGACTCCGTGGGAACGCTTCATGCCGGATATTGCCCCGGAAGTGATGGGGTGCCCGGATGCGTCCATTGAATCTGCACTGGCTGCGGCTGCGGCTGAGTTTTGCGAACGCACGCACCTTTGGCGTGAGTACCTTGACGCGGATACGACCACATCCGGTGAGGCGGAATACCAGCTTCAGGGTTCCGGCGTAATCGCCTCTGTGCGCTCGGTGGTGATCGACGGCGACACTGAACTGAAGCCATCCCATTTTGCTGACGTGACGCTGGTTAAGGCCGACGACACAGGGCGACCTGCCGGGTTCTTCCTCGTCAACGACACGACGATTCGATTCTTTCCGATCCCGGACGCGGAGTATTCCTTTGCTGCCCAGGTGGTACTGAAGCCAAGCAAGTCTGCCCGTGGGGTCGAGGACTTCCTGTTTGAGAGCTACTCAGACGACATTATTAACGGCGCGCTGTATCGCCTGCGCAAGATTCCCGGCAAGTCGTGGAGTGAACCCGCGCTGGCCGAGATGAACCGTGCCAATTTTGAACGAGGTATCGCCAGTGCCCGCGTGCGCGACTACCGACACATTCCGCTGCGGGTTAAACCTGTTCTTTTTTAAGGAGCTAAACCATGGGTGCTTTTTCCAACTACCTCGAAGAGAAGATCGTTGAGCACTTCCTGCGTAACAACGCGGTAACACCGCCGACTACGGTGTATGTCGGCCTGTTCGAGTCGGACCCAGGTGAGGCTGCGGGCGGTACTGAAACGGCGTACACAAACTACGCCCGCCAGTCGTCAAGCTGGACGGCCTTGGATGCCAACGGCCAGACCAAGAACTCGGCGACCATCACCTTCCCGGCCAACGGCAACGCCTCGGCTTCGGTAACCATCAGCCACATCTGCCTGTTTGATGCCGCCAGTGCGGGCAACCGTTTGTTCTACGCCGCCCTGACAAGCCCGAAAACGCTGGCACCCGGCGACGTACTGAGCTTTGCGGCCAACGCTGGCGTGTTCACTATTGACTGATAGCCTGTGAGCAACCTGCATACGCTCAACGGCGCGGGGCTTAACGGCTCGTCGGCACTGCTTATTGTCCTGGCGACCTTTGCCGGGGCGGCAGAAGCGAGCGGTGCAGTTGACGGGACTCGCGAACACCGGGCTGTTTGGTCCCAACCTGCCGGGGCGTCTATCACCCTGTCTGGTTCGGCGCAGCTACCTGCGTCGTTCGCGGCGAGTGCGGATTCTGTTGGGGTGTTCCCGCCCAACGCCATTCGTTCCGCGTTCTATCAAGCCACGGCGGGCGCGACGGGTTTTGCGTACCTGCTGCGTGAAGTTCCGGCTTATTTCGGCGGTGATGCGGACGCGACGGGTGAGTTCCTGCCCAGTTCAAAGCT